CAAAGCCAGGATGAATTATTATTTTACAGGCATGCTAATTATACTACTAACTTTACTAGCTCTTTTTGGAGGACCTAATGCCTGGGGGAGAAATGAATACCTTAATGATTACCCTAGCAGCTGTTCTACTGGGTCATTTGACGTACGTGTATCTCAAGAGGACCGTGATGGCTCCTACCGACATACTTCTCCTAGTAATAATTATAATGACTATGATGATAATAGGAGGATTGAGTTTACTTACCGGAAATATTTAGGTTCAGCCTGCACTGACGAATTTAAAGAAGTACAACAAGAAAATATGCACCTAAAACAACAATTAGAACTTATGAAAATGTGTGGAAAAGTTAATAATAACCCCACATTACAGCGTAACCCTAGCTTTGCATTGCTAGTAGCAAAATGTTCTGGTATAATTATCCCTGAAAATAAGAAGCCTGAAGGTAGTTATTGGGATGATCTTAAAGATGACTATAAAAAAGAAAATCCTAATATTGAGTTAATGGGTGATAGTAAGTTGTTAATGCCAAAAAATATTAACGACGACAACATTATTCTTCCAAAACCTAAACCGGTTGACGAAGAAGCAGAATGGAATGAGATTGAATGATTGATAGATTTTTATTAAAATTTTTTGGTGGAATAGATTGGATATCAGAACAAATAAATAAATTACTTGCACCACGTTGCAAATGTAAAAAGAAAAATTCTAAAAGAACTTATGAAAAAGAAAAAGATCATGGCACAGATATAAGTTTTGAAAACGAAGTAAACAATGGCAAATAAACCTTTAAACATAAGCGAAGAAGCACGTGTACAAATGCCAATGAAAACGGTTGCCTCGTTGATTTGTATGGTCGCGATCGGCACCTGGGCTTATTTCGGTATTAATGAAAAACTCAACCAACACAGCACAAAATTAGAATTATTTGAAAAAGATTTACAACAAAACTCAGAGTTTAGAATCAAATACCCGCGTGGAGAACTTGGTCAGTCTTCTGGGGAGGCCGAACTTTTCATGTTGGTGGAACATATCGCAGGTGTCGTAGCTGACATTGAAGATGAAATTAAGGGAATGAGACATAATGCCGTTAACATCGATTTTTTAAAAGAACAAGTTAAGAAGCTTAATGAAGATGTTGAAAAATTAATTAGAAATGGGAGTGGACACTAATGATAGAAATAGTATTTGCACTTTTACTCCTACAGGACCATAAAATTATAGAGCATCGTTATTACGACAACTTACAAAATTGTTTAAAGGCTAAGCGTTATGCTATGAAGGACAAAAGCACTAAAGATAGAGTGGTCTATAAATGCATAAAATCTAAGGCAAACATAGAAGTATACATGGGAGAGAAGAAAATTCTTTCATTAATCCTTGAATAAGAAAGCATACGCATTTTTCCTTAAAAAAAATAGACCTAGAAATAGGGTAGCACAAGAATTAAGTGATGGACGTTACCATCAGCGTGTGGTAAAGAATAAGAAAGCATATGACCGAAAAAAATATAAGATGGACAGCTGAGATAGTGACTGGGGAATGCCCAACTTGTGAAGAAATTACATCTTTAGTAGGAATTACTAAAGAATTTTATAGATGTATGACATGTGGTGCAGATTGCAAGCAGCACGTAAATGGTAAAATATCTTATTTACCAGTAATACATCCATCTGATGGCACAAAACCATATATTAGAGACTGGTAATGGCTAAAGCTAAAGGTTTATACGCAAAAGTAGCTCACGAGCCTATATTTCACAAAACTTCGATTGGACGCAACCCTAGCTTGTGCAAAATGAACAAAAGTAAGCGACGTATGTTCAAAAAATACCGGGGCCAGGGAAAATAATACTTGACATTATTTTCTGGGATATTATATTACCCATATAAAAGAAAGGAAACTATATGATAGATAAACTTATTGAAAGAAACAACAAAGCTTTTCAAGAAACAAAAGAAAAACTTGAGAAATTACTTGCTCTTGAAACTACTACACCGGAAGAATATCGGGGTGGATTGTATGAAAAAATAGAGAAAGTTGTTGATGCACTATCTGTATTTCATCGGAGAGGAGGATACTATGAATTCAAGAAAAGTAACGATAACGAGCAAGAACATAACTCCTAAACAATGGTCTGTTCTTATGTTGGAATTAAATATGATTGCACAGCAATGGAAACCTTACGCAAAGTTAGAGCTACAGGGAACAGGGCTCAAGAAAATATTAAATTTAGGAACTAAAAGATATGATGCAAAAGATCGATGAAGTTGCAAATATGTGGAACAAAACCAAAGACCCTTATTATAAAGATCTTTGGTATAAATTAATAAAGGAGTTTGCAAATGGACCTCATAATATTAACAGACGGGTTGTATCATTTGATTCCCGTCCAAAAAGAATTATTCAAGGACATAACTTTGATAAAAAATCATGGGTTAACTTGCTTTGATTTGTGTGATATTTTAAGATTAAAGTTAACAGAATATTCTGATACTTTAAATAGGTACATAATGAAAGATGGCAGTGGTGCTTTCTTTGGTTGTATGTGTAAATAAGATAGAAAAGGACCGGCGTCCATATAATGCCTCGCGCTATTCCCTGTACGTCAAGCTGTGACCCGATGAGGGTAGCCTCGGAGCCTTTGCTCCTGCAGGAGTACGTGCACGGAAACTGTAGGGGTTGTATGATTAAGTGGTAGCTGCTGCAGTACAAGTAAATCTAATATAAACTTGATGTTTATTAACTTCTAATCTTCCAATTTCTCTCATTTTCTTTTGTGATTCTTCGTAACCTGCCTGCATACAATCATACATATCATCAAATTGTGTTGGCCATTCGTATGGTTGCAAACATGTACCTTGAACGTAACTACACATAATTAAAGTTAATAATATTTTCATTGACACCTATTGTAATTAATGAGATAAATCCCATATGATAAAAACAAGAAAGGAGTATAACAGCAATGACTGATATAACAAAATATAAAAATGTGTCATTATCACATAAGACTTATGATGCAATTGATATACTAAGAAAAAAGATAGTTCCAAATACTATACTTAGTCGTTCACAAACTATAAATATTTTAGTGAACGAGAAAGTGAGGAAGTTAAATGGAAAAATCAAAAAAGACTAAAAAGATAATTTGCCCTCATTGTAGGGGTAATGGGTTTGTAAGAGTACCATACCAACTAGCTAAAGAAGAAGTGCATGCACAATGTGGTGTTTGTGACTCGGAAGGAGAAATACATGCGGAACAGCGTGATGATTTGTATATTGATTCTGATGGCATCCACAGGTTGCAGTAAGTATGATTTTGATGGATTTGATCCAACAACTGCAACTGTAAAATGGATAATGAAAGGAGCAAAGAATGAGTGATGGTATACCAAATGATCTAGAAGATAAGATAGAATATTTTAGAAATCAAAATAATTTTTTAAAAGAAAAAATTGTTCAGCTAACTAAAAAATATAAAACTCTAGAACATGAGTATGACAGAGTGGTAGAAGAGAATGAGAATCTTAAAACCATGTTAGGTAAATTATGAAACAAGAAAGTAATATAGCATATATTGCAGGGCTTTTTGATGGTGAAGGCAGTGTATCTTACAAACAATACATGCGCAAAAGAAAGGGCGCTAAAAAAGCCTACCCAACGTGGCAGATTAGATTAGAAATTGCTATGACAGATAAATCAGTGCTTCAATGGGTAACGGAAATCTTAGGAGTTGGTACTATGGGACCAAGAAAGGTTAGACCAGGAAGAAAAAAACAATGGCGTTGGAGGTGTAGTCACCGCGATGCTTATTATGTTTGTCTTTTAATTTGGCCATACGCTCATACTAAGTTACCTAAAATACAACAAGTGATTGATCATTACTCTACTAAACAACAAGACAATGTTGTTGATTTAGAGTATTATAAACTAACAAAAAAAGGATAATATGAAGTCAGAAGTAACAACACACGAACAGAACGTACAATACGGAGTCTTACAATGGGGTCCATGCGTGGTGCATTTAAGAATCTCCGAAGCTTTTCACGAAAAGCTTTTAACAGAAGCAGCAAAATCTAGAAAAGCTAACTTAGATTTTAGAAATAGATTAGCTGGTATTATTAAAGAAGAATATTCTTATAAAGATAGAGAAATGTTTCTACCAGAAATATCTCAATGTCTTGGAGTATACGACCAAGCTTATCAGAAATGGAAGAACGAACCTTATCCTATTCAACCAGAATATCTTTTAACTTCTATGTGGGTTAACTACATGAAGAAGAATGAATTTAATCCACCACATGATCATGCCGATTGGTTATCGTTTGTTATATTTTTAGATGTACCAGATGAATTACACAAGGAACAAGCAACTTTCCAAGGTCAATCTGGTGGACCTGGAAGTTTATCTTTTGTTTATGGTGAAGGTAATAGACAAGCTATTACTTATCAATGTGTTAAACCTAAAAATAGGGATATGTTTATATTTCCTGCATGGATAAAACATTGGGTTGCACCATTCTATTCAGATGTAACTAGAATATCTGTGTCTGGTAACATTACCAACTCAGTAGATTTAAACCAACTTAATAAAAATAAAGATGAAAAAAAAGACATTGTTAAGCCTGCCTCCGTTACAACAAGACCTGATTAAAGCAACGTTAGGCAATCCTAAATGGGATTCTTTGGTAGATAATATTATTAAAAGAAAGCTGTATGCTAAAAAGAAAAAACAAGCTGACATGCAATCTGATAATATAGAAATGAAAAAATTTGATTTAGATAAATAAATGACTAAAAATTCTAAAGACAAAGGTCGAAAATGGGACGGAAAATCAAGGGTTTCCACGGATTTGTACAGAAAAAACTTTGATGAAATTTTTAAAAAAAGAGTAATGGAAGGCAAAGATCCTTTTATGAAAGAACAAGATGAATTAAAAGAATCTTACGAGCAATCTAAAAAAAGTAAACAAGAAAGAGAAAAATTATTAAAAAAATTAGAAGATCGGAATGGGTTTTAATGAAACTTATAAAACACCCGGACACTTTTTTAAGAGGACCTACTGAAGAAATTAATTTTCCTTTGAGTGATGAAAATAAAATTATTATAAAAAATATGATTAATTTAATGTATCAATCTAATGGTATTGGTCTTGCTGCTAATCAAGCAGGGTATAGTAGACGTATGTTTGTTATGGATACTTCTAATGAAAGAGATAAGCCACAAGTGTTTATTAATCCTGTGGTTAAAGCTAAAAATAATATTAAGATGACTGATATTGAAGGTTGTTTGTCTTGTCCTGGTGAACAGGTAAAAGTAAAACGATCGATATCTATTAATTTAGAATGGAAGTGTGAGCATGGTAAGGATCAGCATCAGACATTTTATCATTTACCTAGTCGAGTTGTTCAACATGAAATGGACCATTTAAACGGAAAGTTAATTATAGATGAAAAGAATAAATAAATTTAAGTATCCTAAATCAATGCGATCATTGATTGATGGTAAACGACACTATGATGTTGGTAAAGAAAAGTTACCGAGTGTTACGACGATATTATCCGCGACCCAGTCGGACGAGAAGAAAAAGTCTCTTGCTGATTGGAGAGCCAGGATGGGCCCGCAATACGCTGATAGGGTAAGAGATATATCCGCGATGCGTGGTACAGCCATGCACAGGTATCTAGAGGCCTTTATTGACGGCACAGGGCACAAGGACCTGACATCTGTGGGCAAGGAAGCAGAGCCCATGGCTAGACGTATTATAGAATCAGGGCTCGGGGAACTTGATGAGGTGTGGGGACAAGAAGTAACCTTATACTATCCTGGGTTGTACGCTGGTGCTACTGACATTGTAGGTGTATATGAAGGCAAGCCAGCCATAATAGATTTTAAACAAACTAACAAACCAAAGAAGCGTGAATGGATAAGTGATTACTTTGAACAGCTGGGAGCATATTGCATGGCCCACAACTATGTTTATGGTACCACAATACAATCTGGAATTATTCTAATGTGTAGTAAAGATCTTCTTTTTCAGAAGTTTGAAGTATCTGGACGTGAATTCGTAAGACATCAACACGACTTCTTGCGCAAGATAGACCAATATTACCAAAATGTACCACAGCAAAACCAAGCTCAAGGTACAAAAAGTGATGAAAAAATATAGTAAATTAGCCATTAATTTGCATTTTAAACAATTGTATACCTTTTTTCTATGAAAAAAATTTTTTTATTTTTTTTATTTTTAAAAGTGAGGTACAATTGGTACAAATCAAAAAAGATAGATATACCAATGGTTATTCGTTCATTTTTGTACCAAGACCCTCATATTTCATTTGGTACAATTGGTACAAAAGTATCAAAAAGCAAGCAATACCAACGATTTAAGGGTC